GGGGTCCTGCATGGCAGCCATATGCACCTGAATGTGGGCCTGATGGTCCTGATACTGGAACGCCTTGAGCGGCTCGCCCTTGAGCGCAGCCATGTTCTCCGAGACGGGGTCTTTGGGTTTCTGGTCGTCGGGCAGGGGCACAAGCTCTGCGGCGTTCTTGATCCCCAGCACCTCCAGCATGCCCCTGTGCAGCTTGGGCAGGTCGTAGATGTCCGGTGCCATCTGCGCCATCTGAATGACGGCTTGATACTGGACGACCCGCTGGCTCATGGTAGCCGCGTTAGGATCACTGACCGGGATAATCTCTACGTGGCTGTAGTCGGCCTTTTTCGCTTTACGCGGTGCATCGACCGGGTCGTAGTCATAGTCGTCGTCCGTGTAGTCACGGATGAGCCCCGCCAACAGCTTGAGCTCCTGCTTGAACGAAAAGTGCAACCGGGCCGAGACCGCCGTCATCACTTTAAGCTGGCGCTCCAGCAGGGCCAGCGTCGTGCCCACCGGGGCCTGAGCAGACATGTCGCTGACCTTCATGTCTGCCGTTGCAGCGAACCTGCGCCCCTCCTCCACGATCTTGTCCATGAGCCCCGCCAGCACGGCGCTCGGCTCTTTGTACGGCAAGGGCAGGATGTTGTCCCGCAGCGCCCCCGAGGAGATGTCTACGTCTCTGAACTCGCCCGGAGCGATGGGTGTGTCGTCCCCTTTGATCCGCAGGCCCCGAGTTTTAAGCCCCCCGGGCAGGTTAGACAGCGTGCCAGCGTCCACCAACTGGCGCATGATGCTCGTTGCGCTCTTGGCATAGCCACCGATCAGGTGAAACAGCCCGAACCCGTACGCCCCGAAGCCCGGGATGTACTGATAGTGCACAAAATGCTGCCGTTTTAGGCACAAGTCGTCGTCTGGAGCCCAGTTTCTGCGGATGGCCAGCACATCGTTGGTGCCTTTTAGCACCGTCACCACGTACGGCAGCGTGATGCCCAGCGGTTCTCCATCTTCGCCACACTCCGTGTGGGGGTCTGAGGCAATTACAAGGTCAACATGGCTCTCGTAGAGGGTGTATCGGTCGTCGTTGAGGTCCGAAAACCCGGTTTCCTTGTCCTTGGCCTGCTGGATGTCGGTCTTGCTCTTGTCCGGATCGGGCAACTCAATGTCCCGATAGAAGCCAGCCTGCTGTAGCTTGACGATTTCGGACTTTGTCTTTCTTAATGTATGTGTCACCCGGTAGCAAGTGTCCAGATCAGTGGCTCCATAGGGCAGGATGATGTCTTCTGCCGGTATAAACATGCTCACTTGACGACCAAGGTTGGGGTCGTAGTACACTTTCTTGAACGCCGAGCCTGTGGCCGGAAGACTCCAGAGCATACGCTCATGCTCAGGCCTAAACTCGCGCATAACTTCCGTGAGCTCGTAGTTCATGTCGTCCTGAACGCGGTCAGCGGCCTCGTTTTTCTCAGGCGTCTGCTTGCCCAGAATCTTGGTCTTGACCGGCCCCTGCGCAGGGAACGTCTCTGTTATGCTTTCACTTTGAAATCTAACTACGGCTTCCGTAATCATCGGGTGGAACACGCCACAAGCGCCATCCCACGGCTCCGTCCTCTCCTCGTACTGCAAGCCCAGCAGCTTTAAGCCTTGTACGTAGGACTTCTCCCACTCACTGCGTGAGCCAAGGTCGTTCTTGATGTCCTCTGCAAGCTCGCCTGCCAGCGTAGAGAGTTCACCCTCGTCCATGTCCTCGGCAAGGTTGGCCCCAAAGGTATCCTCATCCTCACCCGGCTCGATGTGGATTGACAGATCACCCGCACGGATGTTGACCTCCTCTGGATCAACGATCTCAATCTCGATGGGTTCTTCTGCCTCGGCTGCCTGAGCGATGCCGACGGGGTTCTGGTAGAGTGCTTTGTCGATGTTGGTAGCCATTGTGTGTCCTTAATAGTAGGCACGAGCCCGTCGTTTGAAGAACCGGGGCTCATCTGGCTCATCGCTTTCAAGCGCAATAAAGCCACCCTGCCTAAATCGTAACAGGGCCTGTGAGGTGGTGTCCACGTAGTCGTCGTTCTCGCCGTTGGGAAAGGACGCCACCTCCTCGATGACTTCCCGCGCCCAGCGCGTATCAGGCGCCCAGACCATCCCAGAGGCAAACAGGTCCGCAATCGCGTTGACCCGGGTAATCTTGTCGTTGCCCCGGCTGGGGTTTGTCTCCTGCACCGGGATGCCTGTCTTGCGCAACTCTTGGATCAGCGGGGCCCCAGCGGCCTTTTTCTCCACGATGAACGCATCGGGCTGCCACTCCTTGTAGTGCTTGAGGGCCACCTGCTTTAGCTCTGGGAACGCCATCCTGTCCTTGAACGCATCGAGCAGGATGATCTGCGCCTTGTCGTTCTCTTCTTCGTTGTAGAACACGCCCCATGTGGTACACGCCGAATAGTCGGCGCTGGTCTTTGCCTCAAAGGCCGTATCCCAAGACTGGATCACGTAGTCGCAGCGCGGTGGATCGTCTGCCTCCCATATGCGCCAGAGCCTTCTGCTGATGATGGCCGCGTTGTTAGACACCGGGTTCTGCATGTACTGGGCGTTCCAATACTGCGGGTCGAGCGAGGCTTTCTTCTGCTTGAGCGTCTCAAGCGGCCACTGCTCTGGCCAGAGCGACTTCTCGTTCTCGGTGTCCTCGTTCAAGATGGCCGGAAGCTCCACCACCTCCCACGGCTCAGACTCGGGGTTCTTGGTCTGGTAGTCGAGCAGGCGTCCCGTAAGGTCGAGCTTGCCCCACCTTGTCATAATAATTAGTATGGACCCCCCGGGCATCAGACGCTGCAGCGGGCCCGTCTGGAACCAACTCCACGCCGTATCAAACGCCAAGCGGCTGTTTGCTTTTACGTCCTGCTCAGAGTGTGGGTCGTCAATCACAAACAAGTCCGCGCCCCGTCCTGCCAGAGCACCGCCTACACCAGCGGCGTAGTACTGCCCGCCTGCGCCCGTGGACCACTTGCCCGCAGCTTTCTGGTCGTCGGCCACCTTGGTGCCCGGGAAAAGTTCTTGGTAGTCCTCACCCTCGATCAGGTTCCTGACCCTGCGCCCGAAGTCCTCAGACAGGCCCGCCGTGTGCGTGCCCATGATGATCTTCTTATCAGGGAAATTACCTAGAAAGAACGCCGGAAACAGGTACGAGGAAAACTCGGACTTACCCATACGGGGCGCAATGTTGATGATGACCCGGCGCTTTCTGCCCTCGATCACATCCTTGAAGATTTTGGCCAGCTTCCTGTGGTGGGGCCCGACCTTGAAACCCGGGTAGACCGACTTGGCAAACTCAATCATGTCGGTCTTGGCGCGGTTCTTGTGGAGGAAGTCTTCCTTGCCGTCAATCAATTCCAACGCCTCAAGCTTCTCCTGTACGGAGAGCTTGCTCATGTTCATGAGCAGCGCCTTGGCTTGTTCAGGCGTCAGTGGTGGGTTGGTCGTCATCGGGTGCGTTTGGCTCTACGTCCTCAATCTCAATGGGGGTCACATCAGTGACATCCATGAACTTGGCCAGCTTCTCTTTAAGCTTCCTGTCGATCTCTTCCTCGGTGAGGTCTGTCTTTTTAACCTCGATCTTGTCCGTGAAGAGTCCCACTTCCGTCACCTTACCCAGCAGGCCAAGCGCCTTGAGCCGAATGTTTGCGTTTGTGCTTTGGGTTTCTTCCACCAGCTTGGCCACGGTGTAGCCACGCAGTTCTTTGGCCTGCTGTACAAATTCCCAGTCGTATGCGGTGAGCATGCCGACAAGATGGCGTACTGCCGCCGGGGTTTGAAGCTGCGCAAGCTTGTGATGGGACCCAGCTTCCTGAGTGACCACGGCGTTGAATGCTGACCGGGCGGCTTTTTGCTCCAGATCGGAGATGACGGTCTGGGTGTCGGGGGAGCCAAGAGAAGAAAGAAAGTCTGCGGTCGAGACTTGTGCGTCGATCACTTGCGCCGGGGTGTGTTTTTCGATGGCTGCGCCATCGTCGCCGCTGGCAACAATATCTGGTTCAAAATCCAGTAAGTGATCAAGCATGTGCGGTTTTAGGCGTGAGCCCTTGCTTACCGATGCGCCGTACTATACACTGCGTTGGGCAGTTGCCGCAAGGCATTTGCTTTCTCCTGTGGGAACTCGAAGCCCCCACTTAGCCCCCGGCAGCCACCGGGGGTTTTTTTCGTCTGAGTATGTCTAACATTAGACAAAGATAGTGTGAAAATTTTATAAAAATTTATGGGGGTGGGGTGTTTTAGTACGGAGGTATTAAGGGCGTTTTGGCCGCCTCCCTACGCGCCTGCGATTTGCTAACTGCTGCGCTTGCGTAGCCCACCGACAGTTGTCAGGCGTGTACCCTTTTTCGTTATCTATTCTATCAAGAGACAGCTTGTCCGCCCGTGGCCCCATGTCCTCATAAAAACAAAACCAGCCTGTTTTGCCTTCTTCACCAAAACGCCACCTATCGCACACTTGCACACCCTTTGCGCCGTAATACTTGTACGCCGGGGTTTTTGGGTTGTAGCAACGCGCCATCATCGACTTGTATGAAGCGTGTGTGTAGTGACGGCGCTCGGCTGCTGCCATTGTCTCTAAAGCACCTCTAAACTCTTTTTGATAGCAACCACAAGACTTGGTGTTGCCATTTTTTAGCTTGTCACCAAGCACGACTTTTGTTTTGCCGCAAGCACACTGACACAACCAGCGTTTGTTGTAGTTGGCGTCGTGACTGTGAAGGTGCAGAACCGTTAAGCGTCCGAACTGTTGCTGTTCCATACAAACCTTTATAGGGGGGTATGGTGGGGATTGTACAGCGTTTTACAAAAATAGTGGGAGCGGGTGCAAAACAGTGTTTGTACGGCCACGCTCTGTGGTGTCCACATCGGGCTGGTGGGGGTGGGGTGGGGTCAAACGGGGGGTCTGCCAGACCTTCCAAAAACCCCCCATAAGTAAAGTAGAGATATCGGAGCAGGAACAACAGCCCCGATACGCCCACAGCACATATGTGTTGTGGTAATCAACCTACAGGAGTAACTTCCATGCTATCCATTCAGCAGTACGCCGCACGAGTTGCGGGCACTACCCGCAAGATGCGGGCTGGTGCAGATGTGTTCCACGCCGCCTACGCCAGCGGCACAGCCGAGCAACGCGAGGACTTGCGGCGCAGGTGGATGCTCGGGCACTTGACCGGGCAGGGGTTCAAGGGGCCAGAGAGAATTCTCTCTAGGGGCAAGGGCAAGGGCGCAAAGCCCGAGCACATACTGGCCATCGACAGGGCCAGTAGCGACTTCAGGTACATGGTCGTCAGGCCAGACGCCAAGCCTGCGGCGCCCACGCACAGCGCACGCATCAGCCGGGAACACCGAGCCGCCGCCAAGGCTTATCTTGCACAGTTTGACAGCTTGGCTTCTGCCATTGCGGCTCTGAAAGCTGTTGCGTAACTCAGAGAGATTTCTCTCTCGATCACAGCGGGCGAGGCTGGCCCGCTGTTTCTTT